TTTACGGGCGGTTCCCGGGGCCTTTACCGGGCGTGATTTGGCCTTGCTTGCTGCCATGCGCCGGGATGTTCCGGCGCGAGCTGTTAAACGTCATTCCCAACTGGGGGGAGCCCGAACCGCCGCCCGGACGGTTCCGGTGGCATGGGAGGGTGGGCCGGTGGCGCAGGCGGCGGGATTGCCGCGGGCACAAGGCCTCTACCGGCTGAACTGGAACAACAGCCCGCCCGTGAGCTGGGCGATGCTGCGCGCCTCACGCAGGGACAAGTCCAGGATCTGGTCCCCCACCTCCAGCTTGTAGCGGCCGGTGACGGTGACGGTTCCAGATACGGGGCGATCAGGCTCGATGCTCTCGGGTGCGAAAACCCCGGGCTGGATGGCCCGAATGAAACCGTCTTCCTTGAGGTTGCGGCAGTGGTCATCCACGATCTGCATCGGCCTGCCGGTCGCTTCCGAGATGGCGCGACGGCTGGCCAACTGCTTGGCCTCGCACAGGTCCACAATGGCCTGGAACACGGCGCGTCGGTTCTCCGACCACCCTTCCATGATCTTGGCCAGAGCCTCGCGCGAAAGTGTGTTGTTGGTTCCCATGTCGACCTCCGTCAATTCCTCGGACTATTCCCACCTCACCGCTACTGAGCGCGGCAGGCCTACCCTGGCCGGGTAGCGCCTGTTTCGCTCGGCGCGCGCGGCCAGGATGACCAAATTCAGGATGTCTTCGACTTCGCTTTTTGGTGTGTGGCAAAGCTCCTCCCGCGCCATCGCGTTGACCTTCCAGTCCGCGATACCGCGAAACCACGTGTAGCGCACACGACGCCTGAGGGCGATCCGCGAGGCGACATGGATTGCGGACACCGCCACCCTCGCGTGGAACACGGCTTCCCAAGCGTCCTGGTAGATGTTCTCGAATATGCGCCTCACTCGAAAGCACCCCCCAGGTGGAAGACGCTGGCCACCGCGCGCGGCCGCGGTGCCGCCCGCGCGGGCCCCGGCAGCCAGATGCCTTCAAAATCCACCTCCCCTTTGATACCGCCTCGGCCGCGCTGCGCGAGGTGGATCACCTTCTTCGCGCAGGCCGCCTGCAACGCGCGCCGCAGCGCGCGGCGGTCATAACCAGGGAAGTAGCGGCCCAGGTCGTTCAATGTGGTCGGCCCGTTGCGCTCGATGACGGCGGCGGCAACGCGCTCGATGAGGGTTTGCGTCACAGCCCCTCCATCTTGTGAAACGAAATGGCCTCGCACATCTCGCAGGTGTGGCCGTAGTAGTAGGCCTCGTCGGGGGTGAGCTCGTCCCCGCAGTCCATGCAGGTGCCTCGCGCCTTGGGCTGCGCGCCCAAGCGCCGGCGCAGGTTCCACCACCAGCGCCGCAGCGCGTGGCGGATCCTGGCGGTGTCGATGGTCAGGCGCATGCCGCGCTCCCCTCACCCTGCTCCCACAGGGGCAGGTTCTTCGGCCACGTCCCGGCCTCCAGAATGGCGCCGCGCGTCATGGCGGCCAACAGGATCTCCACCGCCCGGCGCGTGGCGCGCGGCAGCTCGCGGCCCACGATGTCGTGGCAGCGCCTGCAGCCCGGCCAGCCCCGGCGCACGTCGGTCTTGATCCCGATTCCCTTGCCGAGGTCCGCGTGGCAGAAGTCCAGGCCGCCATCCCGGGCGCGCCAGCAGCCGCAGCGCATGCAGTAGCCCAGGGCCTTCGCCGCCCGCATGTACGCTTCGGACTGGCTGGCGTTCTCCTTCTCGATCCGAACGCCCGTGGTGGAGCCGCCCATCGTGACTCCCTCACGGCCGCGCGTGCCGGCGAAGGCGATCCCGGAACGAAGGCGGGCGCTCTCGGCGGCCTTGCGCTCCTTCCAGGCGCGGGAGGCTCGGGTGGGCATCACCTCTTGGCCCTCCCCTTCGTGGTGGTGGTCATGTTCAGACTGCCTCCATTGCGAGATGCGCCAGCCGCAGGGCTTTGGCGTCCTCCAGTGCGTTGTGCGGGACTGCTGACGTGTCTGCGGTGTTCGGCAGGTCGCGGCGCACCTCCATGGTCCATTGATCAGGGCCGATTCGCTCTCCGGGACCGATGATCAGCAGCCTCAAGAAGTGCTCAATATCCTCGGGCCAGTCAGCGATCAGGTGGATGTCGTCGTAATTGGCAAGGAACTGGCCAAGCCAGAATTGCAGCTCGGGAAGCGTGATCGCTGGCTTGCCCAATATCGGCACGACGTTTTGCGCGACCCACGGGCCATAGCCGACCAGCGGCGGGGGGAGCACTTCGTAGAACTCGCGCCCCTGCTCGTCCACCAGCGCGATGGAGATGAGTTCGCCTTTGAACTCGTTGAATTCAGTGTCGATCCACAACCTCATCGCTTTTCCTTTCGCTTCACTGGTTTCTTCACGGCCGGTTGCTCGGCCTCTTTCTTGGCGGCCTTCTTCGCTGCGCGTGCTTCCTGCTGTTCAAGCTGGCGAAGCGCCTGCATGACTGGGCTTGGAGGTGCTGGGCGACGCATCACGGCAGGTCCACCTTCGCCAGGTGCTTCACCAGTGCGCGCATGTCTTCCAGATGGCGGCTCTGTGCCGCAAACTGACCGTGAGCCTGCTGGCCTTGGGCCGGCCGCAGGCCCGCGTCCCACAGCGCGTCCATGAGTCGCTGCGCGACATCGGGGTAGAGGGACATCGTCGGTGGGGCTTCCGCTTCCCTCGCGGCGTCGGGATCCAGCGCCTCGAACTCGATGGGCTTCGCCTGAGCGATGACGTCTCCCCTGGCGTTCTCAGCAACCAGCGTGACATGCACCCGACGCCCGTAGTCGGCGAGCTGACCGTAGACGCGGACGTCGCGTGGATAAGGGCGATAGGCAGTGCTCATTCAGGTGCTCCTTCGTCTTTCGGGTTGGTCAGCGCCGCTTCCAGCATCTGCAGGCGGTCGGCCGCCTTGACGGCCGGCCAGAGCTTCTTCAGCGCGTGCGGCGTGCGCAGGTAGTCCATGGCCGCCTCGTGGAACTCGCGCATCTCGTCGTCGCTCATCTCGGGGTAGCTGCAGCTGCCAGGCAGCCAACGCGGCTCCGCGCCGTCGATCTCCAGGCTCACCAGCGAGGCGCCCACCTTCAGCCAGTTCCTGAACGCGCGCTGCCCGGCCTTCGTGGGCGCGAAGCCGTCCTGGTGCTCGAAGATGCGGCCTTCGATGGTCATGTGGCGCGCGTGGAACGGGCCCGAGCGGTTCACCACGGGATAGAACTGGGCCACCTCGCCGCTGGTCAGGCGCTTCAAGAACCGCAGCCACCGACGGTGGTTGTCTTCGTCCAGCCCGCGCACCCGGCGGACGAGAAACCGGCGCAGCGCGTCCAGCTCGTTGGCGGGCACGCTTTCCAGCGGCTCGGTGAGCATCACCAGGATGGCGGACTGCTTCACGCCTGCCACCCCAGAAGCGCAGCGCGCGCGGCTCGAAACTGGTGTCGGATCGCCGCGTGGGCCGCGGCCGTCGACGACATGATGCGCAAACCAACCATGTCCTGCGCGGCGCGCACCGCCTTGTCCAGGTCGTAACCGAAGAGGTCACGCTCCACGGCCTCGACGGCCCGGGCCCGCGCGGCCTTCGCGCACACCGGTCCCATGCCGGTTTCGGTGGGGCGCGAGAGCGGCCGGTGGCAGCGGATGCAGACCGTCACGCCGCCTTCCTCTCTTGCTCGGCACGCCAGAGCACCCACTTGGCCACGGCCAGCACGCGGTTTTTCACCTGCATGCGCCGGTACGTGGTGATGAGGTGCACCTCCAGCGTGCGCAGCTGGATGCCCAGCTCCCGCGCGGTCTGCTTGTTGCATCCGTTCGTGGCCAGGCGGTCCATGATTTCGCACTGCCGCTCGGTGAGGTTCCACGGGTTCATCACGGCGCGGCCCCTGTCGCTTTGAGCACCTCGCCGACGCTGAGGCCACGCGGCACGGTGCAGTCGTGCGTGAGGCCGAACGTGTCGCCCGGGTAGGCGGTGATCGAGCCCGAGCGCGCCAGCGTGGTTAGCGCCACGTTGATGTGCTTCGGGCCGATGGACGGCAGGGCTTTGTAGACCTCCTGGCGGGTCCACTTGCCACCCGTGGCCACGGTCATCCAGACCAGCGCGTTGTAGCCGCTCATGCCAGCTTCCTCAGGCCGTAGTGCGCCAGCAGCACCGCTTCGGCGCGGTTGTGATCGGACTTGCGGGCGAGCTGGGCACCCAGCACTGGATACAGCTGCAGCGCGAGCTGCCGGGCTTTCTCCTTGTCGGCGTCGAGCCCGTAGAACTTCTTCCAGCGCAGCACGTGCACCGCATTCACCTGCAGGCGCAGCATCTCCAGCACGCACTCCACCGTCCCGCGGGTGCGGTACTGGCTGCCGACGGTCTGGGCCGAACTGCCCTTCTGCTCGCCCGGGCGCGCGCGCAAGCCGCCGGCGGACAGTTCCTCGATGACGGCAACGGCGGCCCGGCCAGTGCTTGCGGATCAGGGCAGCCAGGCTGGGGCCATGGATGCGCCTGGTGACCGAACCGCCGCCCTCCAAGGGAACTGTGGGCAGGTCCACCACATCGGCCACATTGGGCCCAATGAAGGCGCAGGCGCCACTCAAGCCGGGATCGATGCCGATTGCGATCATTTCGCCATCCACTTCGCCGCGGCGCGCGCGGCCTTCGTTGCTGCCAGACCGATCTCGCTTTCCACGGCGTGCACCAGGCCACCGTGCAGGCTGGGGTCTTCCTTCACCAGCCGCTCGGCTTTTTCGAGTGCATAGGCGTGCCAGCCGGCGCCCGCGCGGGCCAGCGCCAGGCATTGCTCGCGCTCGAGGTCGCGGTGGGCCTGCAGGTCGTAGCTCACAGGTCCCCTCCGCGGCGGGTACGCACCAAGCTGGTGGGAACCTCCTGGCCTTCTGGCCAGTCCATGAAGCGGGTGTGCTCGCCCACGTACATCAGGTCCAGGTAGCCGGGCTCCGCATCGCGCGCCTTCGCGACCGACACCTTGGCGTAGTACTTCCACTCATCGCCCAGACCGGGGTTCGCCTTGATCGGCCGGTGCACGAAGAGGACGATGTCGGCGTCCTGTTCGATCGCGCCGGAGTCGCGCAGGTCCGACAGGATCGGCATCTGGTCGGTGCGCTCCTCGGCGCGGCGGTTCACCTGCACCAGAAGCAGCACCAGCACGCCCAGCTCCTTGGCCAGTTGCTTGAGCCCCTTCGTGATCTCCTCGAGCTGGTAGGTGCGGGACTGCTTCGGGTCCATGCCATCCATGAGGCCCAGGTAATCCACGATCAGCACCCGCAGGCCCTTGGCCCGCTTCAGGCGGCGCGCCATTGAGCGCAGCCGCTGGATGTTCAAGGCCGGGGTGTCGTTCACGAAGAACGACACGCCACGCAAAGACTCCACCGCGCGAGTGATGTTCGGCCAATCGAAGTCTTTCAGGCGCTCGGCTCGCTTGATTCGCGATAGGTGGATCTGCGCCTCCAGAGCCATGGCCCGGTTGTGAAGCTGCGCGCGCGGCATCTCGCCTGACCAGTAGGCCGTCGGCTCGCCGGCCTTGGCGGTGTGCACGCCGATGCTCAGGGCCAGCGCGCTCTTGCCCATGCTGGGGCGGGCTCCGATGACGATGACCTCCCCTGGCCGGCCGCCACCATCGAGGCGCTCGTCGAGGGCGGTCAGGCCGAGCGGGATGATGTCGGGCTTGGCGGTGCCGTCCGCCTCGTCCTGGATCCGCTGTAGTGTGCGCACCAACCCTGCTTCCATGTCCTCCCAGTCGTCAGACACGGCCTCCGCGGTCTGGCCCACCAGCAGCATGCGGCGCTCGGCTTCATCAACGATCGCCTCGAGGGTGCGGCCCTGGGTGTTGAACGCCAGGGTGGCGATCTCGTCGGCCGTGGAAATCAGACGGCGCAGCACGGCGCGCTCGCGCACGATCTCGGCGTAGCGCCGCAGGTTGCCAGCGCTGGGCGTGTACTGCGACAGGGCCGTGAGGTAGGCCAAACCGCCAGCCTCGTCGGCCTTCCCGATTGCCCGCAGGTGCTCGTGCACGGTGACGACATCCACCGGCTTGCTGGCCAGGGCGAGTGCCGCAACAGCCGCGAAGATCAGGCGGTGCTCGTTCCGGTAGAAGTCGCCCTCGGCCACCAGGTCGCCGATGCGGTCCCAGGCCGCGGCGTCCAGCAGAAGGCCGCCCAGGACGCTGGATTCCGCCTCAATCGAATGGGGCGGTACGCGCAGCTGCGCCACTTGGCGGTCGGCGTACAGGTCAGCCGGCTCTTCGGGCAGGTCTTGGCGCGCGCTCATGCCGCGGTCCTTTCGATGACGTGCTTCATGCCCCGGTCGGTCAGCAGGAAGTCGAGGTCGCATTTCCAGTTGGCGTGCTCACCGCTGCGCGGCGTGCGGCCCATCAGGAAGTCGTTGTCGGTCGCCCGGGTGAAGTAGTCGCGGAACCACTGCAGGGCTTCCTCGGCGGTGCTAGCCCGGCGCGATCCGTCCGGCCTGCTCGTCGTCAGCACCCATTCCCAGGTTTTGCGGATCGCCCGCACCCGGTCCTTGGTGTGCAGGCGGACCTTGGGCAGGTTGGGCAGGAGCTCGTGGTACAGGGCAATGACCTGCTCGACCGGCGCGGTCGGCAGCTTGGCTGGCGACGAAGCCGAAGGCTTTCCTGTTCCTTCTCCTTCTCCTGTTCCTTCTCCTGTTCCTGTTCCTGGCTTCGAAGGGCCTTGCAAGGGGCTTGTCACGACAAGCTGAAGCCCCTTCGTTTTTGAGACGAATTCGCGTCGATCCGTGAGGTGGAAATGCCCGTGGTACCGGTCGAAGAACTCGCCCAGGAACGGAACGTTCGGCAGTGCGGCGTAGTCCTTCTGGATGCCCTTGCACCGCTTGTCTGTAGCGGCGAGATCCGTGCCGATCTGGTAGCTGGCCATCTCGAAGACCCACACCCACTTTGTGGTGGCGTCGTAGGCGCAGAAGCCCACCTCGATACAGGCGTGAAGCCCCTTCCAAGCCCCTTCCGGCGAAAGCCCGGTTTCCTCCGCCATGTAGAGCACAGGCTGGTAGTACAGCCCGAGCATGTTCGAGTGCGGCGAGGTCATCAGGTACAGCGCCACGACAAGGGCTTCGGAGCCCCTTCGCGCCAGTTCCTGGCCGGTTTCGCCGGTCCAGAACTTCGGGCTGACCTTCGCGTAATCGCGCATCAGCAGGTCCTTCCAAGCTCCAGGGCGTGCGTGCTCTGGAAGTAGTCGATTCCATCGTCCAGGCGCTGCTCGAACGCGGCGTGGCGCGCGGCCTGCACGGCCGGCGAGCGGGCCAAGATCGCCTCGTTCATGCGGTGCAGGTGCAGCAGCGCCTCGTCGCGGTCGTTGGGGTCGCCGTACAGCTGGAATCGCTCGTATGCGGTCATCCAGAGGTGCTGGCAGTCCTCGATGTGGCACTCGAGCTCCTCGTCGCTGAGCTCGCCCAGCGCTTGCAGGACATCGCCTACGCCATGTTGCGCCGCACACTGGCGGTCACCATGGCCGTGCTGCGGTTCCATCGGAATGGCGAGCGGTGCGCCTACCGGTGCCGTGGGGATGGGTTGGGGGGTGGTGGGCATGGCCTACGCCTCCGCGGCTTCGGCTTCGAGTGCGTCGAATAGGCTCGGCATCGACACTTCGCGCTCGGCCGCCCGCAGGTAGTGCACCTGGTCGGCGAAGTACGCGGCGCTCAGTTCCGAGCCGCGCGCGCGACGCCCCTTGGCGATCGCCCGTACGCCCACAGTGCCCAAGCCGTGGAAAGGGTCATAGACCACCTCGCCGGCCGCGCTGTAGCGCTCGATGAGCCGATCGACGATGTCGAACTGCAGCGGGCAGACGTGCTTCTCGATCGCGCGGCTGCTCTGCTCGTTGTTCAGCGTGCGCATGCGGTTCACGTCGTGCCAGACGTCCGGGTGGTGGCTGCCCGGCGCCAGGCTCATGAAGGTGCTGGGCAGCGCGTTGCGCGCCAGCAGCTGCTCGCCAATGGCGACGTGCTGCTCGTAGTCGTAGACCCGTCCCAGGCTGTCCTCGGTGAAGAACTTGGCCAGCTTGGCCGGGCCCATGGCGGCCAGCTCCTCGGCGGACAGCAATCGGTTGCCGCTGGAGCGCCAGAAGGCGTGAGCGTCAACCTGCCAGCGCGCGAGGCTGTAGTCGGCCTTGTCCTTGACCACTGGGGCATCGGCATAGCCGCGGGAGCGGTCCGTCTGCGGCTTGTGGAACAGCAGGACATATTCCGGTGAGCCGACGCCCATCTTCGTGCCGTCCTTGCACATTTCGGTGTAGCCCAGGCGGTAGGTCTGGTTGTTCTCCCGGACCACGTCGGTGACGATGGTGATCATCCCCATGTAGTCGAAGCCATGCTTCAAGCCGTGAAACAGCGCCTCGGCATGGAAGGGGCTCACGGTGGGGATGCCGGCGCCGGTGACGTTGCCGAAATTGATTCGGTCCTTCACGTGGCAGCAGTACAGGCGGCCGGGCCGCAGGATCCTCAGCAGCTCCGGCGTGAGGAAGTCCATCTGCCGCCAGAAGTGGTCGTTGTCCTCGGTGTGGCCGAAGTCGTTGTAGCTGGGCGTGTACTCGTAGTGGTTGGCGAACGGGATGCTGGTGACGATCAGGTCCACCGAGTTTTCGGGCTGGTCCAGCGCATGCAGCACACAGTCGTTATTCGCCACCTCGAAGCGCTCGCCCGTCACGACGCGCGGCTCGATGCCGATGGTCCTGGCCAGCGTGTCCTGCATGGCCAGATGGTCCAGGCCGTAGGTGCGCACCAGCTCAGCCATCCTGGCTTGCTGCTCGTCGTGGCGGCGCCACTTCGCCAGCAGCTCGTCCTTCACGGCCCGCTCCGACTCGGTGTGGATGATGTCGATGCGGACCTGGTGCTGCTGGCCGAAGCGCAACACGCGGTGGCAGGCCTGGATGAAGTCGTTGAACTTGAAGCCGATGCCGGCAAAGACCTCGCGGTGGCAGTGGCGCTGGAAGTTGCAGCCGCTGCCGGCGATGACGGGCTTGGTGGACAGGATCCTGTGCTCGCCGTCGCTGAAGGCGATGATCCGGCTCTCGCGCTCTTCCAGGTCCTGGTTGCCCCAGACGCTCACCGCCTCGGGGATGGCCTGCTGGATCGCATGGCGCTCGTCTTCAAGGTCGTGCCACACGATGAAATGGTCCTGCGGGTCGGCCTGCACCAGCTCCTGCACCTTGGCGACGCGTGCCGGCATGCTGTCGCGCTTCTCCCGCGCGGCCGCTGATAGGCCCATTGCGAGGTCCGGCACCAGCAGGCCCTGCCCGTTCTTCTCGGTGCCCGCGGAGGCGTAATCGCTGGGGATCTCGTGCCAGCGCACGTCCAGCGGCGGCATCACGTAGCCCGCGTCGCTGTGGCCCAGGTCGCTCGGCTTGGTGATGAACACCGCCCAGCTCGCCACCCACAGCCAGAATTCCTGCTCCTTGTGCGGGTACAGCGTCAGGTTGCCGGCTTTCTCGCTGTCGCGCTGGAAGAAGCGCGTCAGGGCCTGGCCGGTGTCCATCACGCCCAGGTAGCCGGCGTAGTGGATCAGCTCCTTGTATCGGTTGGGGTCTGGCGTGGCCGTGGCCACGAACTTGAACTCCACCGGCGCGAAGGCGGGCAGGAACTCCTGATAGGTCTTGCTGCCGTAGCTGCGAAGGATGCTGGCTTCGTCCAGGCTGGTCGCGCGGAACAAGCCCGGCGTCACCTTGCCCTCGCGCACGCTTTCGTAGTTCGTCAGGTAGATCGTGCGTTCGTCGCCAATTTCGCTGTCGGAGCGGATGAAGCGCAGGTCCACCGCATGGTCCCCGGTGAAGCGCTGCTGCGCCTCGCGGAAGAACTCCTGGCGCACGCCCAGCGGCAACACCTGCAGGCGCAGGCCCGGCCGGTGCACGCCGATGACACGCATCGCCTCCAGCTGCGTCGCGGTCTTGTGCAGGCCGAAGCTGGCGAACACGGCGCGGTTGCCGCCCTTAACCATCCACCGCACGATGTCGCGGGTGTGCGGTTTGAGCGCCGGGTTGATCTCCTGCGGATCCACTTCGAAGCCGTCCAAGCGCGCGAGCTTGATCTTCTCGCGCAGGAATTGCAGGTAGGCCGCGGCTTTCTGCTCCCGGTCCATCAGCAGCTCCCCTCGCACTCCGGCAGGTCGGCGCTGTAGCGCGCGAAGCTGGCCGCCCACTCGCGGTGGTGGTCAGGATCGAACGCCGGGCAGTACGGGTTCGGAGGCTGCGGCGTGCCTTGGGGCTGCTCCGCATGCCATGCAGCTGCGCGCCGCGCCTGGCGCGCGATGCTCTCTCGGGTGACGATGGCGGCGTTCATCAGCGGCCCGCCTTTGCAGATTGGCCCATTACTTGGCCTGGACCGAAGAACGCCTCGCGCCTACGCTTCGCAACATGCTCGTCATAGGTCATGCCGTTCACCCACATGCAAATGAGGTCGCGCAGCACGCGGGATCGGCCGCCGGCTTGCCGCGACTTCAGCACGAACTCGGCGAACAGCTCGTCGTCGAGCACGGTCTTGACTGCGTTTTCCATGCCCTCTTCACTGTTGGGAGTCCCAGCAGTGCGAGCGAAGTTGACGTCGTCTCCATCAGCCATTGGTCAACCCTCTTTGTTCTGAGAAAAGTGCCCCCGGCCAGGAACGGCCGAGGGCTGAGGTCCGCGCCGAAGGGAGGAGGAGGTAGGAAGCGAAGCAGCGCGGATCGGTGCGCGCGAGCCGGGGCTGGCGCGGCAATTCATGTCAGCCCTGCTGCGTGCCGGCGGCGTCCAGCTCCTGCTCGAGCGCCTGCAACTTCAAGGCGTCGTCGGCGCCGGTCGCCACATCGCCCGATTCCCAGCGCGACAGCCTCGGCTGCGGGATGCTGGTGCGCCGGGAAATCTCCGACTGCGAAAGACCGCGGCCGCGCAGACGCTTGAGCAGCGCCTGGGTGGGGCTTTCGGCGGGCTCGGTGGCTTGAGGTGTGGGTTCCATGGCTGAAATATTATTCGATTCCGAATCATCATTCAATACCGAATCGAATTATTTACTTGTGCATAGTCTCGGCATGGAGCCGAGGGAACTGCTGAGAGCGCTGATGGCGCGTGACGGGGACAACCCCAATTCGCTGGCGACCCGGCTCAAGCGCCGCGTGACCCAGCCGCAGATTTACAAGTACCTGACAGGGGCGGCTCGCGAGCCCAGGCGCTCAACCTTGCAGCCGCTGGCCGAGCACTACGACATCCCGGTTGAGGCGTTCTACGACCCGGCGGTGGCCGAGGCGATCTTCAAGCGCCTGCGACTCGACTCCACAGCCGAGGGGCGCGTGGTGGTTGAGGAACCGGAGACCCCCTACCAAGTCCAGCTCGGCGACTCCGACCTCGTGATCCGGCAATACCGAACCGGCGGTGCCATGGGCAGTGGCGTCTTGCTACGAGACCAGCCCGGCGTCATCAACAGCTGGCACGTGACGCCCGAATGGATTCAGAAAAACGTGCGGAATATCACGAGCCCCAAGAACCTGGCCATCGTCACCGGCTTCGGTGATTCGATGAAGGGGATGTACAACCCAGGTGATCCGCTGCTGGTAGACACCGGCGTGCGCAAGGTCGAATTCGACGGCGTCTACTTCTTCCGCATAGCCGACGAGGGATTCATCAAGCGCCTGCAGCGCATCCCTGGCGTTGGGCTGCGAGCGATCAGCGAGAACAAGGCCTACCAGCCCTGGGACATCACGCCGACCATGGACTTCGAAGTCTTTGGCCGGGTGGTGCGGGTCTGGGAGGGCAGCGACTTCTAGGACATTGCCTGCAATGCGCGCGACGCTCCTCATGCTCGTCCTGGCGGCCGCGGCCGCGCATGCCCAGGTGCACAAATGCAAGGGCGCCGATGGGCGCACCATGTACTCCGATGCGCCCTGCCCCGGCGGCCAGCGCCTGGACCCCTCGATGCTGCAGGGCAATACCATCGCGCCGGTGGAAGCGCCGCGCGAGGCCCGGCCTGCGGTCGCGCCGCAACGCCCAGCCGCGGGCACCTGCCCCAGCGACCAGGACATTCGGAACATGGAGACCTCGGCCAGCAGCATGACACTCAGCCGGGCCGAGCAGCTGCGCGCCCAGGCCGAGATTGCCGCAGCGCGCCGCTGCCGGGCTGGTGGCGATCCCACTCCGGACTATTCAGCCTCGCAGGAACTGGAGCGGCACCGCGCCACCCGCCGCGCGGGGCCGGCGCGCGCGCTGGTGAACTGCGACGCGGCAGGCTGCTGGGATACCACCGGAGCGCGCTACACCCGAGCCGCAGGTGGCAACTTTTATCGTGCCGACGGCGCTTTCTGCAC